TATTAAAAGCTGTTAACCAATATAGTGATTCAAAACCATATACTTCACCAGAATAACTTTACAAATTAAAAACCTATGCTTATACTTGAACAATCGGAAAGTGATAAATTAGCCTTATTGAAAAAAGCAATTGAAGATAAGGTTGAAATCTCTTTTTGGTATAAAGGTGTTAAGTTTAGAGACCCAAAAGAAAAAAAGTATACTAGACAAAATTGGAGATTTGCCCAACCAACCGATATAGGAAAAAGCAAAGCAACTGATAAATGGATGTTGAGAGCTTTCCAAAAAGGTGGTGCGAGCAATACAAACCAAAGAGCGTGGAAAACATTTTTGGTTGACGAAATGAGTAGTATTACTTTAATGAATGGTGATAATAGTTCATATAAACCATTCGATAGACCAGAGGGTTCTAATTTTAATACAACTGGAGATAAAAAAATGAAAAATGATCGCCCAGAATTAAAGTTAGATTTGAATAAAAAACCAGTAGATAACCAAAATAAAAAAGAACAACCCCCAATTGAACAACCAGGAGCTGAGCAACTAACTGAAAATAGAGGTTTTTTAAATTGGGTATTAAATTTAAACTATGGATCAGAATGATAAAATGAATTTTCTAGCACAATCTATAAAAAACGCTAGAAAAGTTATGGAAAAAGTGGAAACACATAATGTCACAGGAAATGGTTTTACTCATAGTAAAGCGTCTGTAACTGAAGAAGATGTTGATAAAATGTTGGATTCAAATGGCTCCGATTTTATTTCTGAAGCACAAATGATACAAAGAAAAAATTCAACAATGAAAAATATGTCAACATCAAAAATGCCAGCTGCTATTTTAAAATCCTTCCAAGAAAATCCAATTATTGACCCAACAGCCCCAATTGGTATGGAGTCTATGATGCAAGAGATTACAAAAAAAGCATCGCCAGTTGAAAGAATAGAAGAAAATACAACAAATAAAGGTGGATACGTTGTTGAATCACAACAAACCGCACCCGTTATGGACACTAAATTAATTGAATATATTATTAAAAAAACAGTTGAAGAAACAATTGATCAAATTAACAAAAAAACTTCAATAGATGAAAACATTCAAATTAAGATTGGTGACAAAACTTTTGGTGGAAAATTAAGTACACTAAAAGAAGTTAAAAAATAAACTATAATAAACTAAATTAAAAAAAAAGAAAATGAACAAAGAACAATTATTAGGAATCGTTAGACACACCTTAACATTTGTGGGTGGTATTCTTGTTATGAAGGGTATTGTGGACGAAGCGGCGTTTAGCGAAATTTCAGGTGCTGTGTTAACACTTGTAGGTGGTATCTGGTCAATCTTTTCAAAAAAATAATTAAACCATGGGTAAAGTTATTAAATTTTGTAAAAACAAATGCTGCCCAGTTGTTGAGGTAAAAGAAAACAGTATAGTTTTGGGTGATAAAAGTGGCCCAGAAGGTATTACAACCTGGACAAAAAATCAATTTAAAGATTTTGTTGAAGCGGCAAAAAATGGTAAATTCGATTCAATCTTAAAAGAAGAGATTTGATTTATCTAAACTACTAACAAAAAGGGGTTAATTAAAAATTAACCCTTTTTTTTTGCCATTTTTTTATTATTTTTATACAATGGGCAAAAAAGTTTGGATCAACGGTACTTTTGATGTATTGCATAATGGCCACTTTAGACTAATAAATTATGCATCATCCTTAGGAATTTTAACTATTGGTATCGATAGCGATGCGAGAGTTAAAGATTTAAAAGGTTTTGGTCGACCTTATCATAACCAATTTGAGCGTCAATATAATCTTTTTTCAGTAAAAAATGTAAACAATGTAATTATTTTTAACACTGATGAAGAATTAGAGGATGCTATAAAAAAATGCAAACCAGATTATTTCATAATTGGTTCTGATTATAAAAATAAACAAATCATAGGTGGTCAATATGCAAAAGAAATCATCTATTTTGAAAGAATAAATTTTTCAACAACTGAAATTATAAACAAATGGGACACAAACAAAAACCAATAGTTATTAATGCAAAAGAATGCCCTGGTTGCAATGTACCAAAAGGGTGGGGCCATGAGATAATATTTGAAAATAATGAATTATATTGTGGTAAATTACTTTGTTTTAAAGCGGGTGCTAAGTTTTCGATGCACTATCATATGATAAAAGATGAGGCTTGGTACGTTAAAGAAGGTGAATTTCTATATCGATGGATTGATACGGATAATGCCGATTTAAAAGAAGTAAAATTACGCGAAGGTGATAGTGTAAGGCAATTACCTGGACAACCACATCAATTAATAGCAATAACCGATGGAATTATATTTGAAGTATCAACTCAACACTTTGACAGTGATTCATATCGAGTTATGAAGGGTGATAGTACCTATAATTAAAATAACATAATACTTGCTTTTTTAGCATTTTTTTATTACTTTTGGATAAAACCTAAGGTTAGATTATGTCAAAGATTAAAATTTTAGTCGCACCAGGCGATAAAGCTGGATCGGGTAAATTTAGATGTGTGGATCCACACGTAAATTTACAAAATAACTTTTCAGACGAGTTTTTTGTTGATATTGACTATGCTATTGATTTTAATAATGCTGAATATTTGAAAAAATATGATGTAATATTCATACATAGAATACCACAACATCGTCATAAAGAAGCTATTAATATAATAAAAAACATTAAAAAATTAGGTATCAAAGTTGTTGTTGATATTGATGACTATTGGGATTTAGATCCATCACATGGTATGTACCATTCAGCTAAAAGAGAAAATCTGGGTGGGATTTTGGTTGAGTGTTTAAGATTAGCCGATGCTGTCACAGTACCAACATCAATACTAGCGGACACAGTTAAATCAAAAAACAAAAATGTATTTGTCTTACCAAACGCAATTGATCCGAACGAAGAGCAATTCAAAAATAAAAAAACTGAGTCTGAACTTATTAGATTCGGATGGCTTGGTGGTTCTTCACACATAAAAGACATTGAACTATTAAAAGGTCTTGGTAACATGCAAAAGTCTCTTGCTAAAAAAACACAATATGTTTTATGTGGTTTTGATAAAAGAGGTACTGTGCAGATGATAGATCAAGCAACTGGTCAACTAAAACAAAGACCGATGCAACCTCAAGAAACAACTTGGTTTATGTATGAGTTATTTCTTACCGATAGTTATCGAAATTTAGAGGATGACCCAGAGTATTTAAAGTATTTGGTGGCATTTGAGGACAATCAAAACTACGATTTAACAAACAAACCATATAGACGAATTTGGACTAAACCGATAACACAATATGCTACTGGTTATAACCACTTCGATGTTGCTTTGGCTCCATTAAATGATTCCGTATTTAACAAATACAAATCACAACTAAAGGTTATTGAGGCTGGTTTTCATAAGATGCCAATAATCGCACAAAATTATGGGCCATATACAATTGATTTAGTAAGTGCTATTGATAAAGGTGGGGCTTGGAATCCAAATGGAAATGCACTATTAGTTGAGCCATCTAAAAACCATAAACAATGGTTTAAACATGTTAAAAAATTAGTTGACAATCCAGAACTAATAACCGAACTTGGTGAAAAATTATATGAAACTGTTAAAGACAAATATGATTTAAACAATGTAACCAAAATAAGAGCTGAAATTTATAAAAATTTAATAAAATGATACCAATAGAAACAATTGAAAAAAACAAAAAAACTTATTATAGTGCCATAAAGGGTTATAATATTTGTCGCTTAACGCTTATTGATAAGTTAGCTGATATGGGTTTATTTGAATCACCCGCATCAACAATGTTAAGTTTGCACAATGCATTTCCAGGTGGTTTAGTTGACCATTTATTGAGAGTTACTAACTACGCAATAAAAATAAATGAAACACTACCTGAAAATCTCAAACAAACTAAAGAAAGTGTGGTTAGGGTTAGTTTGTTACACAGCATTGGTAAAATTGGTTTATACACACCATGTAAAAGTGAGTGGCACATAAAAAACCAAGGTAAAATGTACGAGTTTAACGAAGAGCTCACATCAATGACTATTGGTGAAAGAAGTATTTTTTATATCATTTCGAATGAAAATGGTGATATGTTAACTGATATCGAATATCAGGCAATACTAAATCACGACAAGAGTTCATCTGATAAAATGTCTGAATGGCACACATCACCTCTTGGTGAAGTATTAAAAATGGCTATTAAATTAGCTATTATGGAAGAAAAAAGTAAAAAAGATTAATATGGATTTTTCAAAAAAAGACCAAAATGAATTAGAACGTTTAATGAATTTAAACGTAAATGATTATTTAACAGACGATGAAAAAAGCCAGTTAAGTGATATATTTAATCAAGCGGGTATGGAAGATTGGCATTATGACCCAAATGACATGTCAATGAGACTTAAAGTTAAAATAATCAATAACTCAACCAACCCAGATCCAGTTTATCAAAAAATGGGTGATAGTGGGTTTGATTTTATGGCCAGCTTACCTGAAGATGAGACAATAACGATACCACCGTTAAAAAGAGCTTTAATACCAACTGGGTTACATTTTCAAATACCAATTGGGTTTGAATTACAAGTTAGACCAAGAAGTGGGTTGGCTTTAAAAAACGGTATTACTGTTTTAAATACACCTGGAACTGTTGATTCTGGTTATAGAGGTGAAGTTAAGGTTATACTTTACAACACGGATGAAGCCCCATTTGTTATTAAAAATGGTGATAGAATTGCACAAGGTGTTATTGCACCAGTACAATTTACTAAAACAACAAAATTTATCAGAGTTAATAATTTAGATGAATCCGACAGAGGTTCTGGGGGATTTGGGTCAACTGGTATATAATGAAACAATATTTTAAAGCACAATTAGATTATTATCCAACTTTAACACAAGATGTTTTAGATAGAGCTGAATTTAAAACAGTTTGGTCTGGAAAAAGAATGCAAGCTGGTGATAAAATTGTTTATGCTTATGTTTATTTATTAAATACCGATGACTTAAAAGCCATAACATTCCTTGAAAGAGAACTAGATGAAATTGGCACTAAATTTAAATTCATTAGACTTGAAGATGAAATCATGCCAATTTTAGCATTTAAAGAAGACACAAAAAAAAGAGAAACAAATGGATAATTTTTCTTTAACAGTAGCATTTTCAACTAGAAAAACAAATGAAGAATATGTTGAACACCTTAAAAAATCTTGTGCTTGCCCTGATTTGGAGTTACTTATTTTTGAAAATAATGGTGACAGAAGCTTGTCGGAAATTTATGACGAAGTTCTTAAAAATTCTAAAAATGATATAATTGTTTTTTGTCATGATGATTTAATTTTTGATACACCTTATTGGGGTAGAAAATTAGTTAAACATTTTAAGAGAAACCCTGAGTATGGAATTATTGGTGTTGCTGGTAGTAACCATTTAATTGATGGTAGATGGTGGTCTTTAAGACAGTCAATGCATGGTATTGTTAACCATACAGACGGTACCAGAAAATGGACTAGTATGTTTTCTCAACCACAAGGTAATAAGATAAAACAAATGGCAATATTAGACGGTTTGTTTTTTGCTGTTGATAAAACCAAAATAAAACACAGTTTTGATACCGATTTTTCTGGTTTCCATTTTTATGATCTATCTTTTTGTATACCAAATTTTTTGGATGGTGTTAAAATTGGTGTTATTACCGATATTTTAATCACACATTTATCGGTTGGTATGACAAATCAAAAATGGGAGGATAATAAAAAGTTACTTGAAAAAAAATATGCCGATAAATTTCCAATAAGAGTATGAAATCAGTTGTTGAATTAAAAAACAAACACGAAGGTGAAGACATATATATTTTAGCTTCAGGTAAATCTGTCGATTTTTTTAACGAAGATTTCTTTGAAAATAAAATTGTTATTGGAGTTAACCAAGCATATAAAAAAATATGGTGTGATTATCTTGTTAGAAAAGAAGTTAAATTTATTAAAGAAAGTTTAGAAACAGATTCGATTGTTATTGTTTCCGAATATGATAGTGGAAATCTAAACTCTGGTGAGCACAAATTAAACACCAACAAAATCACCCACGATAATTTATACTACTTTCAACATTTAGATAATTTACATTCTAAAATTGACACTTCTGTTTTTGGTACTGATAAAATTGTTGTTAGTTATTCAACAATAACATCAGCGATGCATATTGCCGCATATATGGGTGCTAAAAACATTATTTTAGTTGGGCATGATTGTGGTACAATTGATGGTGAAATGACATTTAAAGGTTATTATAATTCAATTAAAGACACACCATGGGTGGCCTGGGATCAATATAAGAATTGGTTAAAAGTAATAGAGGGGCAAACTATAATTGTCAAACGAGAAATTAAAAAATACTATGACGCGAATGTTGTATCATTAATACCATTTGTTTCATTAAATCTAGAAAATCATTTATATATGTAATGAAAGATGTCACTCTGCTAATACCAGCTAGAAGAAATTCAAAGGGTTTACCCTTTAAAAATAGAACTTTATTACCAGAAACACTAAATAATATACCAAAAGAATATTGGGATAAAATTATTGTAAATACAGATGATGAGGTTATAATTGATAAATGTGTTGATTTAGGTATAAAATATTACAAAAGACCAGATATCTTTGCTACCGATGAAGCATCGACAAAATCAGTTATTGAGGATATGATAATAACTGAAAAATTAAATGGTACCGTTATAATGTTATATTTAACGTATCCAGAAAGAACCTGGGATGATATAGTGTCAGCATATAATTACTATATCGAACATAAAGCAAAATCTTTATTATGTAAAAAAAACATTAATGGTACCCACCCATATTTATATTTGTTAGAAGTTGATAATAATATGGGGCGACAATTAAAAAAACATAATTTATACAGAAGACAAGATTATCCTAAAGTTTTTGAGCTTTCACACTTCATTTCAATTTTTAATACAAGTGTTGTTAAAGATTTAAACAATAATTTGTATAATAATAAAACAATATTTTTTCCAATTATTGATCCAATTGATGTGGATAATAAATCTGATTTGGATAATTACTTATCAAAAAAGTGATGGGTGTTTTCATAAGAAATAAAACAAAAAGAGTACAAAAAACTGAAGAAAAAGCCCCAGTTTTAGTAAATACTAACCCAAATGAAAGTAAGGTTAGTGAAAATAACGCTGTTATTGAAAAAAAAGCGATTAAAAGTGGTTTTGGTGATATAAAAACCAAAACCACTGAGGTAAAAAAATCGGTTATAGATAACATATCAATCAATAAAGAACAAAATAAAGCTGTTAAACCATTTAATCAACCTAAAAAAGATAATCACCCAGCGACACTTTTATTTAATAAAAATAAAGATTTGTCTTTTGAAAGAATTGTAGAAATCCCGAGAACTGAAAAAAAAATAAATGAATTTAAGTACAACACACCACCTAAAAAATATGCTTTAACAACAATATTAAATGATTCATTTGGTGAATATTTTTACGTTTTTTTAAACTCATTTCTTGAAAATAATAAATGGTTTAAAGGTGATATCGTTATTTTACATAACAAACAATTATCAGAATTATCGGATGATAAAATAAGAAAAATTGGGTTATTGTATAGGAATATTATCTTTAAAGAGATAGAAACAAATAAATACGATTACATTATTAACTTATTTAAGGAAAGAGTCAGCGCTAATATGCACAGATTCATACCATCTATATTAACAATAGAAGCGTTTAATTTAACTAAATATGATAAAGTATTATATTTAGATAGCGATATGTTAGTTGTTAACGATATATCAAATTTATTTTTAATTAGTAATAATATTGTTGTAACCAGAGACACATCTGTATATACAACGGATAATGTTATAAAAGAAATAAATCAAAATGAGCCTTTGTTAAATGGTGGTTTCTTACTGCTAGATGGTGATTTTATAAAATCAGATAATCATGTTAATAACATGATAGATATATTCCCAACAATAAGAGAACCAAAATTTTTGGATCAAAGTTTAATGAATGAATATTTTAAAAAATTTGAGGTTTTATTTATTTCTTCTGATTATAACTTACTTAAAAGGTGTTTTGATGATTCAAAAGAAAGTCAACTTAAATTAAATCTTAAAAATATTAAGATAATACATTACGTTGGCGAAAAACCTTGGAACCCAAAACAAAAAGATTTTGAAAAAAAATACAAAGCAATTGAAAAATTGTGGTTTGATTATAATGATAGGTATAAAAATATTTCGAACAAAATTGATGGTATTAATTTAATATCATCTGGTATTAATAGTGAAAAATTGTCAAGGATAGTCCCAAATATAAAAAATTATGATACAGTAACAACAAATTGGGGCATTAATTTTAATAATATCATTGATATAGATTATTATTATTGCTCAACCCCAGAACTACCATTGTTAACTGAAATTAATGATAAAAATTTTAAACCGAATAAACTCTGGTTATTAACTGATAACGTTAGTGTTAAATTAGGTAAAATTAAAAATGAAAAATTATCAAATGTCGATCCATTTCATTTTATGAAAAATAGATCACCCGAATATTATTCTATAATAGAAAAAAGAAAAGAAAATAAAAAATACTTGTTACCAACATCAGGTGCTAGCATGTTATTATTTTTTAGTTTACTTGATATTTCAAATATCAATATAATCGGTTATAATTTATATAGTAGAGTAAATATTGACGGTTCTTATAAACAATTTGGCACATCAAAATTTGTTAACCCTTACACCGATAAAAATAAACCGCATTCTATTGAATTTGATTTAAATTTTATTATAATTGCATTAAATACACTAATTAATAAAAACGTTAATGTTAATTTTTATGAATCATACATTGTTAAAGATATGTATGATTTATTAAGAAAAAATTGGGAAGTTGGTGAGATTATAACTCACATTAAATTAAAATATTATGGAGAAAACTAAAATTATAGCAGAAATAGGGATTAATCACAACGGTGATATTGAAATTGCAAAACAATTAATAATGGTGGCTAAGGCCGCTGGTTGTGATTATGTAAAATTCCAAAAAAGGAACCCAGATGTTTGTGTCCCTGAGGATCAAAAAAGTAAAATGCGTCAAACACCATGGGGTGAAATGACATATTTGGAATATAAGTGGAGAACAGAATTTAATTACGAAGAATATGATATTATTGATAACTTCTGTCATCAAATTGGAATTAAATGGTTTGTTTCCGTTTGGGATAAAGATAGTGTCGATTTTATGGATATTTTTAGAAGGTTGGGTAAATCATACGATGGTACAATCAAAATCCCATCAGCGTTAATCACAGATTTAGAACTTTGTGGGTATGCAAGAGATAACTGCCAAAATTTGATTATTTCAACGGGCATGAGTACGGAAAACGAAGTTAGGGCGTGTATTAACGCTTGTACCCCAGATGTTGTTATGCACACAAACTCAACATATCCGTGCCCAGTTGAAGAATTAAATTTAAATTACATTAATTGGCTCAAATCTTGGTACCCAGGTTTAGATATTGGATACAGTGGACACGAATATGGTCTTGTAACAACATTTGCAACAATACCAATGGGTGTAACCTGGATTGAAAGACATGTAACGCTTGATAGAAATATGTGGGGCTCTGACCACTCAGCATCAATTGAACCATCTGGTTTATTTAAATTAGTTAAAGGTATTCGTGATATCGAAGCTGCTTTGAGCATACCAATGAAAGCAAGAGAAGTTTTTGGTGGTGAATTATCTAAACAAAAAAGTTTAAGAAAATGAAAAGTAAAGAACATGATAAATTAGTTGATTTTTGGGACAATTGTGACCCAGTTTTTTCACATATTAAAATTGAAGATTACTTAGTTGATTTAGAATCATTAGTTAAAAGTTGGGAAAATAATTTCCTAAAATTTTATGACTTTAAAAACAAAGTTGTAATCGATTACGGAATAGGTGGTGGTTATCTTGGTTTATATTTGTTAAAAAGAAAAGAACTATCAAAATATGTTGGTTTTGATATATCAAATAGACAATTAAATGAGGCTAGAAAAGTTTTAAGTAATCTTCCTGTTATATTATATAACACGGCCCAAAAAAATACTTTTAATGAGTTTAATGCGGATATTTTTATTTGTCAAGCGGTTATTCAGCATTTTCCGAGTGAAGAGTATTTGATAAATTTTTTACATAACATAAATAAATCAAAAATAAATGATGTTATGCTACAAATAAGATATAACGAAAAAACAATTTTTAACGAAAATTATAACACAACAGAAAACGTTAGATTGGCTTGTCAAACAAACTCAGATTATATATTAAATTATTTAACAAATTACCATTTAGTTAAAAGTAAAAAAATAAAAAACAAATCAAATTACGAATATTTGTTTTTTCAAAAAATTTAAATATGATTAAAGTATTTGAAAATAGAATCGAAGTTGTGTTAGCTTTGGTATTCATTTAAATAAAAAATAATCTTTTACCAAAATGGTGTACACATTTAAAGATTTTTTAGAAAAAACATCTAAACCAAAAAGAAAAAGCACTTTAGGTGATTTTATTAGAAGAGAAATATACTCTTATAAACCACACCTAAAAATAAAAGATACTTTATTAATTAATTCCAATAAATTACTTAAATCCTATAAATTACCAAGTGCGGATGTTGGGTATGTAACTAACTGGTTTAATGGTTCTATAATAAAATACAATAATAAAAATATGTTTTGTTATAGAATGGAAATCCCCCCAAAATGGTTTCAATACCAAAAAATAGGGTTGGTTGAACTCGATGATAATTTACAACCAATACCCGAAACTAATAAATTATTAAATTTACATAGTGTATTTAACGGCTATCATGTTGAAGACCCAAGGTTATTTGAAAATTTTGGTGATCTTATGTTAGCGTATACGGATGGTTATAATATGGCTTTAGCCAATTTAAGTAAAAATACTTCCGAATACCTTAAAAAACCATCAAATAAAAGTGTACCAGAACATGATGGTCGAGAAAAAAACTGGGTACCATTTAGTTATAATAACAAAGTTCATTTTGTATACCACACAAACCCAAATCATATTGTTATTGATTTGGAAAATAATGTTTATGAACAAAAAATTAATTTAAAATATAAATACGGTCAAATTAGAGGTGGTACACCCGCATACAACATGGGTGATTATTACTTAAGTTTTTTTCATTCCTCAACCCCGTTAAAATCAGAAAAACATGGTAGGATTTATTTTATTGGGGCTTATATTTTTGAAAATAAACCACCATTTAGACCGATATCATATACACCCGAACCATTAGTAATGGGTGAATATTTTGATATGTCAGTAAAAAGACCAGCCAATACGGTTTTTGTGGTTTTTCCTTGTGGTGCTATATTTGATGGTGAAAATTGGAAAGTATCTTTTGGATATCAAGACTATGAAAATAGGATATTCACTATTAATAATAAAGAATTACTTAATTTAATGGTAAAAATATGAATATATATGTAGATGTTGACAATACAATAACCGAGACGATAGGTATGGATTACGAAAATGCCAAACCTATTTATGAAAAAATTTCAATTATAAACAAATTGTACGATGAAGGTCATACAATAACATACTGGACAGCAAGGGGTTCAGTTTCTGGTATTAATTTTTACGAATTAACCAAATCCCAATTAGAAAATTGGGGTGCAAAACATCACAATTTTATGGTCGGTAAGCCAGCTTACGATATATTTATTGATGATAAAACAATAAACAACATTAATGAAAACCTTTTTACATGGGTAACCAAAGAAGAAGAAAAAAACTAACAGAAGAGGAAGAAATCGAAGCTTTTGAGGCAATTAATCGAGGACACTCTGGAAATATATTCGATAGAATTAAAATTGACATAAAATCAAAAACACCTAATCAAAAAAAATTAGTAAACGAAATTAAAAGCAAAGAAATTGTTATATGTTCTGGATTACCTGGAACTGGAAAAACATTTTTATCATGTGCTGTTGCTTTAGAATTATTAAAAAACGATCCTCGTTACAGAAAAATAGTAATTGTTAAGTCGGTTACAACTTTAAAAGATGAGGAAATTGGGTTTTTAAAGGGTACTATGAAAGAAAAAATGGAACCCTTTATGTATTCTTTTATGCACAATTTCGAAAAAGTTATTGGTAAATATAACGTTGAGGCATTAAGGAATGCTGGGATGATTGAGGAACTACCAATTGCATACATGAGAGGTATTAATATTGATAATTCGGTGACAATTATTGATGAAGCTCAAAACATATCAATTGATAACATAAGGACAATTATGACAAGACTTGGTGAAAACTCAAAAATGATTTTTCTTGGGGATGAAAACCAAATTGACATGAAAAAAAAATCTGAAAGTTCTTTGAATTTCATTATTAATAAATTTAAAGACTTTGATGAAGTTGGAACTGTTGTTCTTGGTGAAGATGATGTGGTTAGAAACCCATTGATTAAAAAAATCGAACAGATTTTTAGGGAAAAGTAAAATTAAGATTTACTTTTTACTGTTTAACCATACTTTTGCTTAAAAGGCAAAAATATGGTTATTGGTATTACAATTAACAACATTATTAGGGATCATTTAACACAGCTAAAAAAAGCTTATGAATTGTTAACGGAGCAAGAATGTATAGAACCTATCAATCCGTTTGACTTAGAAGCATCATTTCCTAGTAAAAGTTCAACCGAATTAATTACTGAGTTTACACCAAACTCCGAAAATTTAAATGATTTACCTTTAAATGAGGTAAATGAAGAATTTAATGTTTATGAGTTTTTATATCATGAAGCATCTTTTGAAATTTTTGGTAGGGCTGAAGAATCTATTGATGGGATTGTGAGGAAATTAAAAAATTACGAAAAAAAACTTGGTGTAAAGATTGTTTTAATAAACAAAGAATCACCCAGATCTAAGTGTGCAACACTGTTTTTCCTTTCAAAAAATGGATTTGATTTTGATAGGGTATTATTTCCTAAATCGGATAAAAATTATTGGGATGAGGTTGATGTTTTAATAACAGATAATCCCAAAATCTTAAAAAAGAAACCAAAAAACAAATATTCAATAAAAGTTAAAAATGATTTTAATATTGACATAAAATCAAATTTTAGTATTATTGATTTGAATGATTTTAAAAATTTAAAAAGTATAATAAAAACCATAAAAGAAAAAAATTAAAAATGGAAAAAATAGATGAAACTTTAAAAAATATTGAAAGTGCCATTGAAAAAATAAAAAACAAAGATTCTAAAATTATCTTTTTATCACCAGACACAAAAGGTACAGCAAGAGCTAGCGTTGCATACATTCATAGACAGGCTTTAGCATTAAAAAATGCTGGATATCCTGTTAGTATTTTACATGAAAAAAATGATTACATTAAAGCTGAAGGTTGGTTAGGAGAAGAGTTTGTTGGTCTAGAACATAAATCTATTGAAAATAATGATTTAACCGTTGGCCCGCAAGATATTATCGTGGTACCAGAGATTTATGGTAATGTATTTGAACAAATATTACAATTACCAGTGCAAAAAGTTATTTTAGCGCAATCTTATGATTACTTGCTAGATAGTTTTTCTCCAGGTAGATCGTGGTTAGATTTTGATGTATCGAGTTGTATTACAACGTCAAAAACAGTAGCGGATACAATTAAAGAAATGGTACCAATGGCGGACGTCAATTTCATTGAACCGATGATCCCAGAATATTTTTCACCAAATGAATTACCACAAATGCCTGTTGTTGCAATTCATTGCAGGGAACAAAGAAAAGCTGCTAAAATAATTAAAAGTTTTTATTTAAAGTACCCATTATATCGCTTCATTTCATTTAAAGATATGCACGGTATGACTGAACGTGATTTTGCTAAAAACTTAAAAGAATGTGCACTTTCAGTTTGGGTTGATGATGATAGTACTTTTGGTACATTCCCAATTGAATCCATGAAGTGTAATGTACCAGTTATTGGTAAAGTACCTAATTTAATTCCAGAGTGGATGAATGACGATAACGGTATTTGGGTTTATGATGAAAATCAAATAGCCGATTTGGTATTTAATTTTATGAAAAATTGGATGGAAGATAATTTACCAGAAAATCTATCAAAAGTTAATGAAACAGTTGCTGGTAAATATACATCAGAAATTTTTGAAAAAGCTACAATTGAAACATTCTCTATGTTATTTGATAGAAATGTGGCTAAACTTAATAAAATAAAAGAAACTTTTGAAAAAACCTTAGAAACAAATGAAAAATAATATAGATTTAACGGTAGTAATCCCAGTTCATTCAGTTGCTGATGAAAAATTTAATGATTTGCTAACTGGAGCTCTTAATAGTATTGAAAATAATAATGTGCACCCATCTAACGTTATGATCGTTCGTTGTGGTTGTAGCGAAGTTAAAGAAGTTTTAAATGATTTTGACGTATCAAAATATAACTTCCATGTTACTATACTTGAAAATAAAACAGGTAAGTCTTTCCAAAATCAAATTAACTACGCAGCAAAAAATATAACAACAAAATATTTTAGCTTTTTGGAGTTTGATGATGAATATTCAGTTAATTGGTTTAAAAATGTAAAACAATATACTGAAGCTTATCCAGATATTGATATGTTTTTACCTATTATTACAGATGTGACTAATGAAAATAATTTTGTTGGTTTTACAAACGAAGCTGCTTGGGCTTATAATTTTTCTGATACATTGGGTCATATTGACCATGAAGTTTTAAGCGAATATCCAAATATTAATCCAGATGGTATGGTTGTTAAAACAGAAGTTTTTAATTCAGTTGGTGGGTATAAACCTGGTATTAAGTTAACATTTAATTATGAATTTTTATTAAGGTTTACAAATGGCGGTAGAAACATCATGGTTATACCAAAAATTGGTTATAAACACGTAAACATGAGACCAGGATCATTGTTCTGGCAATATAAAAATGGTGGTGTACCAGAGATGTTATTAACACCAGAAGAGGCTAAGTTCTGGATGGATGCAGCAAAAAAAGAATTTTTTTACACAGAAGATAGACCGATAATATATGAGCCAAATGAAACAGTCGAGTAAACATGCCAAGAAAGAAAAAAGACCGCAATTATTATGGTGTAGATCAAGAAACGGCGGTTGTGGCTTTCTTAAATGCCAAAACGATTGGTGAGAAAGAAAAGATTTATCGTGAGTATTTGCAAGAACCAATCAATAAAATGATTGAGAGTATTATACGAACTTACAAATTATACCGACAATCCTACGAATTTAACGATTTACACGCAGACACTTTGTCTTTTTTAATGACAAAGTTTGATAAATTTAAACCTGAAAAGGGTAATAAATCTTTTTCTTATTTTGGTACCGTTTGTAAAAATTATCTGTACAATGAAATGATGAAGGAATATAAAAAAAGTACTTCATTTACCAATATTGATGACACAGAACAAGATTTTTTAAAAAGGGATGATCTTTTATATAGAATTGATGAACAAGAATTAGATTTATCAGATTTTATTGAAAAATTATGCCAATCAATCAAAGATGAATTAAAAAATGACAACCTTAATGACAATGAATTTAAGGTTGGGCATTCTTTGGTTAAGATATTAGACGAATGGAAGGAGTTATTTTCTCAAAACGAAACTGGAAAAAACTCAACAAAATTCAATAAAAACTTAATTCTTCTTTATATCAGAAACATGACTGGTTTAAATACTAAGGAAATTAGAAATAGTATGAAGCGCTTTAAAAGTTTATATGTTATTTTTAAAGATAGATATTTAGAGGAATGATATTTATAATAAAAAATTATTATGATTGGAAATCCTAAAAAGAAAAAAGTTGACGTTTCTGAAGAAAGTATGAAAGAACTCATGCAAGAAACTTATAATGAAATTGTTGACGAACGTAATAAAGCATTATCTGCTTATAAAAAATTTAGTAAAGATATTAACGAAAACTCCGACATCGCTTTGGTTGGTAAAATAACTAATGATTTATTAAAAATCATTGACGGTACTATCGAAAAAAAATTGAGATTAATTAAGATACAAAGCGACATTTTGTATAAAAATGGTAAAAATTCTGGTGACGCTTCAGCACCTATTGTAATTACAGAAGAAGATAGAAAATGGGCTGAAGATTTTTTAAAAAATCAAAATAACAACGAAAAAGAATACGAATAATGAGTCAACAAAGTGAAATATTTTCAAGATACCGATCACTCTTTAATAGTAATTCTGTTAGAGCTACTGAAAGTGAATTTTCTAGAAAGTTAAATAACATGGACTTTGTTGATTTTTTATTTGAATTGGTTAAAGCAACTAAAGGTCAAAAACAGTTTAAAAATATTATTTTAAAAGGTAGTTTATCTAAATTAAAAAAAACCGATGAACTTAATAAAATAATAAAAAAGTCGTTATTAGCCCAATTTGGTTGTGATAACACATTAATTATACCAACCAAATATACAACGAAATCAAGTATTGGTATCGAAATCGACAAAACAGAAATCGATCCATTTGGTTTATTTGGTGTTGATCCAGATCAAAAACCTGGTAGATTTATTTATGAAGGAAATGATCCCACTAAACATATAAATTATATTTTATATAAATCACAAGGTGTTGGTAATATTAATCCGCTATCCATAAAATATGAAGATCGTGTACTTTTTGAGGTCTACGCTAAAACACCAAACACAATGGTTTTTAAATTTGGTGAATTTTATGAAAATAAAAGATTTAACGAGTGGTTAGACGACTATTTAACAGCTGCGGATCCGATATTTAATAGTGTAAACTTTACAACAATTTTAACTGATATTATTACTGGTTCAATTTCACTTAAAGCAAATAAAAATAAAATTGAAATTAGAAAAGAAAGTGGTGTTATTAAAGCAATGCAAAAAATATTTGGTTTTTGTTCCGAAACACCAGACGATGCTGGTGCCCCAAATAATTCCGCTAATAATATTTTAAAAGATCAATTATTACAAAACCCTAATTTTAACGGCGAAAATTTAGTTGGTAATCAAACTGGTTTGGGTAATTCAGGTTCAAACCAAGATCAAGACCCATTTGATTTTGATTTTAATGATTTAGATGAGATTGAAAGAGATGCTGATTTAAAATCGAGAGGTGTTATTAGATTTGCAACTTGTGGTGATTTGGATTTGAATATTAATCCAGATGATATTTTAAATGGGCTTGAACTATTATTTGCAAACGCGGATCAAAACGATGTTTACAGTTACGATGGTACAATAAACAATGAATTACCAACAGTCGGAACTGGTCAACAAGGTATTAGATATGATAATTCACAAATTTCACCAAATATTGATAAAGCGGCTAATTTTTTTGATGATGCGATCAAAAAAGGCGCGACCGATGCTATAAATCAGGGTGAAACAAATGTTGTTATAGATTTACCATCAATAAACGCTGAATTACAATTAAATATACTAAAAGCTATTCCGTATGCATTAATGCAAATGGTTTTAACACCTAAAATATGCGTTGTACCAAAATTAACGGCTGTATTAAGTGGAAATATTGAAAAAAAATCGGTTAACGATTTTATCAAAAATATGACACCAAGTATAACTAAAATTGGAACATCTGTTACTAAAATTTTAATAGAAAATATTTTTGATTCAATAAAATCTGATCTAACACGGTTAGCTGCTGAATTAGCTTTATCTTATTTAAAACAACGTGGTATGGATTATCTTGCTACACTTAGGTCGTTATTAAGTTTGCTCGGTTTATTCTCTGGTGGTGGAGGCGGATGCGGTGGTGTTTTAGATCAATTATTAAAATTGTTAAAATTAGCAAATTTTGGCCCAATGCCAATGTTACCACCTCCATTAGTTTTAATAGCTGGTGCGATAAAACCTGGTATGAACAGTGTCTCAATGATAAACGATATAAAATCAAGTTTAACCGAAAAGGGAATAGAGACAGCACCCACTTTACCAGATGGTACGCCAAATAATATGATGATCGCAATTGAGGAAACTGTTAAAACAATGGTTACACACATAAAAACCAACTCAACAATTCAAACATTTGGTATCTCAGCTGCTGGGCCAGTTCAGGGTTACGGACAAATTCAATAATCTAATATTTATGAAAAACGAAAAATTAAAAGAAATTATCGATAGTCATAAAAATAAATCAAATAAAGATTTGGCTAATATATTAGCAACTATTCAAATTGATTTTAAACAGATTAAAGAGGTTATTTTAGATTTAACTGAAACCTTAAAAGAACTCGAGGTAACATACGATGCTGTTTACGATGAGTTACAAAAAAGGTTAAAATTTGAAGAAAAAAATGAAAGCTGATTATAAATTAGGTGTTTGTTTTGACAATAAAGACCCAAATAATTTTGGTAGAATACGTGCAATACCGATAGATAAATTAGGTAAAAGTGTTTCCTTAAAGGAAATACAAGCGTATGTTAAAAATCAAGATAATATTGCCATTAACGAAAGTACATACAGGCCATGGTACTCAACTATAACACGTGGTTTTAAAGAAAAAGATGAATATCTATGTGAACCGTTTTTACCGAAAGGTGTTGGTGTTACACCAAATAATGGGCAATTAGTTAAAATAATAACATATGATGATTTTAATCAAAAAAATGAATTTATTGGCCCCTATACAGTTGATCAAATTACATTAACAGATGAATACAGAAATGTTGTTAATAATTTACAAAAAAATATTGATTTAAAAGAAGTTTTACCAAAATCAGGTAAAACTTTTATTTCTGGTTATAATGGAGAACAAGTTATATTGGGTGACGATGAGTTTTTAGTTAGATTGGGTCATATTAACACAAATAAAACCAGAAATAATAGTTATCCATTTATTCAATTATCACAATTTAAAAACAGCTATAATATAAAAGAGGTTACAAAAACTATAACTGAAACTCCAGACATAGCAATTGATTATATCTGCCAATTATATTTATTTTACAGAGAAAAAACAAATCTAAACGATAAAAATTTTACGGCAGAACTAATATTATTTGACTCTAGTAAAATGAGAAACACTAGAAATGAAGTTGGTTTAACATTAAAAACATATAGTGAACAAACACCTTATATAAATAATTCATATACGAGTTATATTGTTAAACATAGAATTGACACTTCAAATTACAACGAATTAATTAAAACCGTTGAAGACATATTAAATGGTTATAAATCAAATGGTTTAATTAAATATTTTGATGTAAATAATACTTTGACACAACAAGTAACCGAAAATCAAAATACAATAATTGTTGTAAATAACAATATACCAAATACACCAAATTCTGGTGGTGCTGTTGGTGATAGTAATATTGTCTCTAAAATGAAAAATTGGATATTTAGATTAGACCCAAATACTAACATATCAAATTATAATGGTACTTTTACCACCCCAAATTTACCACCAGAAAATATTGTATACATAAGACATAAAGACTATGTTAACTTAGATACTTTTATTACAAAATATAAAACAGAAAAAAGATATGGCAGCTTAGCTCAAAACAATACAAAAACAACAACAATTACTGAAAATGTAGCTGAATCCGTAAAAAAACCACAATCAGTTTATACGGTATACTCGGACAAATTTTTATTTTTAAGTAGTTTAAAATCATTAAACATTGTGGATAACTTCAATTTTGATGGTATACCAAACAATAAATTAGCTGAATTTTTAAACGGAAAAAACCAAAATGTTGTGACATATGGGTTTGTTAGGGGTGAAAAACTAATGCAATTGTTAGATGAAATTTTGGAGATGTTTAAACAGCATGGTCATGAAGCTGGTAAAGATCCGAGAGACTCAATTGTACAAAATACAAAGGAGGCTGTTGAAAATATAAAAAAGAAAATAAAAGACGAATTAAAAGAAAGTCAAAATAATGTGATCATCAATCATAACTTAAGACTTAATTAAAATATTTATATCTATGGGACTATACCGCACATATTTTGACAAGAATAATACAATTATAAAAAATTCTTTTGTAAACACTGGTAGAAACCAGGTTTCTGAGTTATATTTTGGTGATAGTGTAAGCCGTTTCCTTTTTTATTGTTCGTTTGATGAAATAAAAAATAAAGTTTTTAACAAGGAAATTATTATAAATGATAGTGTTAAACACTATTTGAAAATAAAAAACACATCAAATTTTGATGTGTCGGCCTTTTTATCCGATAGTAATAATCTAGTTTTTTCAGACAAATACAGATCTTCTTCTTTTGATTTGGAGTTAAAACCAACAAAAGAATTTTGGGATGAAGGTATGGGGTATGATTTCCAACCAAGTCCTTTGTCAAGACCACAAGATCGAGACTTTAGTGAAGAACCATCAAACTGGTTTAATGGTACTTACATTTCAGAATTTTTAACACCTGGGGTTACTTTAGGTGAGACAATTACAAACCAACATTTTGATCGCGGTAATGAAGATGTTTACATGGATATTACCGAGTTTGTAAATAATATTCTAATAAACGGTATTACCACGGGTATAACGACTGGAATAACGACTGGAATAACGACTGGAATTACTACGGGTATAACGACTGGAATTACAACAGGTATAACGACTGGAATAACGACTGGAATTACTACGGGTATAACGACTGGAATTACAACAGGTATAACGACTGGAATTACAACAGGGATTACCACAGGTATAACAAGTAATTACACTGGTTTTTGTTTAAAATATACTAACCCATATGAGATTTTAACTTTTGATGATGACAGAGCATATGTTTTGGGTTTATTTACAAAACACACCCAAACATTTTTTGAACCATTTATTGAAACTCATTATGATGATCTTATACAAGATGATAGAGTTGATTTTTATTTAAACAAACTTAATAGGTTATATTTGTATGTTAATATTGACGGTAAATTAACAAATTTGGATGAGTTACCTAATTTCAACATTCAAGGTGTTGTGTTTACGCAACAACCAATTGTTAAACAACAAACTAAGGGTGTTTATTATGTTGAATTTTTTGCATCAAGCGATACTTTTGATTCGTATGTAGAATATAAAGATATTTGGTCTAACATTAAAGTAAATGGTATAAATAGACCAAATGTAACCCTTAAATTTGTACCTAAAGAAGATAACGATTTTTATCAAATAGGTTCTGAGGTGTCGGATCCTATAAGATACGGTATATCTGTTAGTGGTATTAAAAGAGAAGAAAAAGTTAACCAAGGTGAAAACAGAAAAGTAAATGTTTTACTACGAAAGCCTTATACTGTTGAACAGCACGATGTAAAAACAAATGTTTATTATAAATTGTATGTGAAGCAAGGCCCAAACATTGTTGATATAACAGATTGGCAACATGTCAATAAATTATATAACACAAATTCATTTAATATTGATACAACTTGGTTGGTACCACAAGTATATTACGTTGATATTAAAGTGGAAAGAAATGGTGAAGTTAATTTATATAATGAGGAATTAAAATTCACCATAGTAAGTAAATTTAAAGGATAATGGTATTAACTTATATAAACCCACTCAATAAAAATTATAAAGGTGAACACACCTACGAGTTTTTATTTTCAAAAACAAATGAAATTAACTTTGGTGATGATTGGGATGTAGCCCCAGCATCAAGTGGTTCATTAACCCCACCACCAGTTGATGAGATTGACATTGTTGGTATTTTAAAAACAGATGAAATCGAGTTAGATTTGGCTATTTTTTCAGATAATTTTTCAATGTATGATTGTGTCGAGAATGTAATAGCCTTGGGTTGGGAAAAAGAATCACCAAACAATGAAATTAGATTGGTTTTCCATTTTGGTGAAACTATCGAAAGCGTTAAAGAAAAATTATACAGCAGAGACAAAATAATGAAAATCGTAAAAGAAACACAACATGAAGAAAATTGATTTTATAAAAAATTTAAAAGAAGTTAATCAAGCTCCTACAACTAAAGATATAGAAACGGCGTCAAAAAACGTTGAAGCATTAACTGGTGCAGTAAAATCACTTGGCGACAACATGCAAACGTTAAAGGATATGGGTATTGTTGGCGAAGATTTTGATGCCTCCAAGAATTATGAAACTGAAGATGATTTTTATAAAGCAATTATTGATCATTTGATGTATAAAAAATATAGGATGACCTATTTTAACCCAATTGAAAGTAAAAGTTCGGAACCTAATCAACCAAAAGAAGAACCAAAACAAGATAAACAATTAAGTTTGGACTTCCCGAAAGAAAAAGAAATAGAGTTTCCAAAAGAAGAAACACCAAAACCAATTTCACAGATGTCTGATAGTGAATTTAATGATTATATGCAATCAAAAGGTCATTTAAATCAAGACGGTTCTTTATATTTTGTGGTTAATTTAATTAAAAAAGGTTCATTGAGAAGAGCATATATTGCTTTACAGGACATTATTAGAAAAAATCTTGAAGAAAATTTTGCGGATTCAAAAATCTTCACTATTATTGCAGAGGCAGAAACGCCAAAAATCAGTAAAAAAGAAATTTTAGAATACTTAAAACGCAATTAAAATGAATAACAACAAAGAAAAAGAGGCTCCTGTAATCACGCCAACAGTAACCCCAACTGAAGATCCGTCAAAGATTAAATTTCCAAAACCATCGGTTTTACCAAAACCACAGGCTTAAAATTTGGATATTAAATTTTTTATGCTTATCTTTGCCCTATAAAATAAAATATAGGGCTTTTTTATGGAAAAAAATCAAAGAAAACCGAACGTTGATTTGAATGGTTATTCAAAGTTAATCAACCCAAAAATTTTGGAAAAAGTTGCCAATCGTAGACATACTATGGCTAAAATGCCATATTATAGTAAAAAAGGTGAACCAGAAAAATTGCACGAAGAAGAAATAATCGAATCTCGTTACAAATCTTTGTCTGATAGCTACTCCAATACATTTAATGTGGATAAACAGTCCATAGGCACCATGAATATCATGATGAATGCGGGGTCAAATGGTATGGCAATCATGAGAAATGAAAGACCAAAACGGGAAGAATTGGTCAAATTGGTTGAAAATATTATCCGTTCGGAATACAATATGGATAAAGATGAGATATTATTTGATTTAGAAATTGTTGATATTGGTGGTTGTTCTTTACCAGAAGAAATGGACGTTGATAAGAAAGTTGAGGATGAATTTGAACAAACGGATGATTATGATATTCTTAAAAAAAGGACAATAAATGCATTATCACAAGGCGCGGCTTTATCATCCCATTATATTTTTCACCTATACAAAGATGAATTTGAGGAAATTATTCCACAGATAACTCAAAGTTATCAAAAAGCTCTAATAGCAAACGATCTTTTTTACTTTATACTAAATGATGATGATTTACAAAATCAATTATCTGGTGGCGATAGTGGGTCAAATGCGGGTTATTGTAGGTTAAATTTTGATGGTGATATTCCTGTGATCGAAGCCAAAGCAATTAGTGCCCCAATATTGTTACATGAGGTCACCAAGTGTTTAATCACGTTTTTTTCAATTCCAGGTATTCAAAACATGGATCAGGAAACGGTTGATGAAACGGATTTTGTCATGGCTGAATTATGGGATATACGATTTGGCCCAACAATTTGGACTAATTTCCATTCAATTATTGATGTCGATGACTATGACATTAAAAAATTAATTATAATGGAAATCTTCAAAATGGACTCAATTACCTTTATTGATGATTTTATGAAAAAGGTTATGAATGATCCAGAATTAGCAAAAAAAGAAGTTAAATATATCGTCAAAAAAATCAGAAATCAGATAATGGAATATGAATTTGAAAAGGATTCAGACGATGTTGATTTATCAGATTTTGGTATTTTCTAAAATAAAAGTATTTATATGAAAAATACTTTGTGAATATAAAAGATAAAAGAGAGTTATTATTAGAGTACACGAAATGTGCCAAGAGCCCGTCTTATGCTATTGAAAGTTATTTTGAAACATTCGATAAAACACAAGAGGGCTTTGTGCCATTTAAATTATTTGATAAACAAAAATTACTAATCTCTAATTACGAAAGCAATAGGTTTAATCTCGTATTAAAATACAGGCAGGCTGGTATTTCAACAGTAACAGCAGCTTACGCAGCGGTTAAGACCGCATTCGCCATATCCGATAACCCAGAAAGGGTTCTTATTCTAGCAAACAAACAAGAGACGGCGATTGAATTTTTAAATAAAATTACTGGTTTTATTAAACAATTACCTGATTGGGTAAATGTGACATTTGATAAATCATCCCAAAAACACGTTAAACTATCAAATGGTTCCGAGTTAAAGGCGGTTGCAACGTCTACGGACGCATTACGTGGTTATACACCAACAATAATGATTCTGGATGAGGCTGCGTTTATTGAGGGTGGCCAGGCTTTATGGTCAGCGTGTTTGGCGGCTATTGGTACTGGTGGT